GGGGAAACCCCCCTTCCGCGCTACCCCTGGAGAATAGGCTAACAGACCCGAAAGTCTGAGATCCTGTGCCGGTAAAGATAACCGGATATTTTGGTAGAAGACCATGACTGACAAGTTTAGAGCTCGTCCGGTGAGTCAGATTGATAGACTCTCACTGTCGTTATCCGTACTTCAAGTAACCGTGATTACCAGAATTTATTTTGGATTTCTGGTTGCTTGTGACTTAGTATGTATTGACATTAGTGTTTTCACTAGTTTTGTTCCGCTGAAATTATCTACAGGAACTTCGTTTAGTGTGGCATTTTCTATATGTCAAGCTAGTTAGTCTAGTATTGTTGGTTCTGACCAGCCAACTCTTATATTGTCATATACACGTGTGAATGTGCGAGATTGTCTTGTATGTTTGTAGTCTGAGTGTAAACTTTGGACGTGGTGGCCAGGCGTAGCCGTACTTACGTAGGTCAAGCGACGAAGAGCATTCAGTAGTGTGAATGAAATGGAATCAGAAAGTCAAACGAGTGTGAATCTTGGTCTGAGTAGCTTCTTATTAGGTCTAGAAGTCCAATCGTCCCTGGCAATCGATTTGAATAGCGAACCTCATTGAACACCTAGCGTGGCAGCCCCATGCGAAGTTATTAGATGGCGGTCCCTCGGGATCGTGTTACTGGCGAGCTTCCTTCATTTCGTGCGTTAGACGTGCGGCATGATCGAGCGGTTGTTGCTTAGATCGGGTGTGCATTAGTGTAGACTGAACTTCCATCGAGGTTAGGAGCATTCGCCTTTAATGAGTGCCTTTGCGGTAGGAAAGGGAGAGCTGGAAGCCGCATCGTAGTTAGCTCACGTTACGACACCGATATGAATTCCAAATACCAAACCGATAACAAAGTGATTGAGAAGTTGAGTCAGGTGGAGAAGACCGTGCTTAGCCGCATGGAGGACCTTCTGTCAGTTGAAGAGCTGACGGATTGTCTTGCCGTGCTGGAGTTATGCATGGCGGGAGCGATGACGGACCGCCAGTACTTTGACTACGTGTCGACGCTTGTCCCGCTCGGGATCCCTCAAGAAATTGAGGGTGAAGTGCGGGAGGAGCGTCGACGCGTGCGTCGAAGTGCTAGACGGTGCGTAAACACCATAACGCCCCGCGAGGTCGCCGACTTCGAGGACAGCAACCCGTTTGCTGCCCTCGAGGTTGACGACCTCCCAGACATCGCCGAAACTGACGATGAAT